CCGTAAATATACAGGAAGTTGTTTGCCGCAATAATTACGGCAATGTCGGTTCTTAGCGTTGAGTCGGTAAGCGTAATGAATCCGCTAGATACCGATATAAAGTCATTGTAGGTGTCAGCAGCAGAGTAGTACACCGTGCGACCATCAGCAATCCAAGTACGACCACTGAAAGTAGCAATAGAACTACCATTTTGACTAAAAAGAGTACAAGTGACATTAGCGCCAGCACCGTTGCCTCCTGTATCTGTGATCGTGACTGTAGGTGCAGATGTGTAGCCACTTCCGGCCTCCGTAACAATAATTTGAGATACGGTATTGCCAACTAATATTACTTCTCCCGTAGCCGTAACACCGCCAGTCTGTCCGGGCGTTCCAAAGGTAACGGTAGGGGCAACATAGTTAGCGCCACCATTATTGATGGTTACCGTGCCAATGCTACCAATGCTTACAAGGTTTGTTCCGTCCCAAGTTTTATAGCCTTTGGCAGGATCAATAATCAGGATTCTTTCGTTTTTCCACTGCACAATCTGTACGTCAGCATTGGAAAATGTATTGGCAGCGGCTAGGTTTCCTTGAGTATTAGTCTCAATATTGACGTATTGAGCGCTTCCGTTTTCTTGGAAGGCAAACATAAACTCAGTATTATTGATGTTTGCCGATGCCATATACGTGACCGTATTGGCAAAAGACACGTTAGCCACGTTTTGTGGCGAGTTAACAATCTTGATATTGCCGTAGCCAATTGGTTGAGTATTCTCAAGCCAAGCAAACTCGCCCTCACCAATGGCAGTGCGGTTGTTTTTGACGTTTACGCCCTTGAAATCCTTGCTTACAAAGTATGATTTCTTTTGCTCAACAGTTGCCATTTAGTACCCCGATTGGTACACAGATGGCAATCGGCGTGTGAATGTGCTGTTTAACGCACCAAGGATTTGCTTCGTGTACTCTTGCTTGAAGATTTCCGATTCACCGTAGGACTGCTCTTGGTACTTGGCTTTGTGCGCCGCGTAGTACGCGACTGCTTCGTAGAACGGGCTTTGGATATCGGTGTCGGACTGCGACCCAGTGACAAGAGGTGACGGAAGAACGACAGTATCCAGTTCGATTTCATATACTTGATCCGGTTTTGGCCCTATGTAAATTGTCTTGGCACCATAAATGGAAAAGCCTATGGGCCTGCCATTGTAGTTTTGCCAGAAACGTAATTGGGCGTTAAAGTCCGTCCAAGCCATGTAATACATAGGCCAACGACTATCGCCCCAGTAAAGGTTGATATTAAGAATATCAATCGTATTATTGCCCTGCGGCAAATCTAAGTAGTCGATGGTTTCATCGCCTACCGTCAAAGTATAGTTTTGTAATATCCTCCTACACCCAGAATCTTGCACGGTATGACCCCGTGCATCATTGATGTAAGACGTTAGTTCTGCATCAGTCCAAAAGTTGCCATTAACGTCATGCAGCAACCGCCGTGTTTCGGTGATGTATTCGTTTAGAGTTGGCATAAGCCCTCATTACTGTAACTGTTGGACTTTTGCCACGCCTTTGACCTCGGCTTTTTGAACCTTGGGCATTGGCGCGGCTACTCGTTCCACCACCGGGGCTGTCAAGTGGACTTTCTTTGCAGGCTCGTTAGAGAATGAAAAATCAGCCAAACGCTCTTTTGCGCGGGGCAAGTCTGTATTTATTTTCATCCAGCCAAGCCTGACAAAATACTGCTCTTTATCATCATCGCCATAACCAAAGATATGCTTTGCAGCCTGCAATGAGATTTCAACCTCCTTATTTGTTTCAAAAACATATTCAATGTTTTCAAAACGTCCGGTTGCTGGAATCCCTTTGTTGGTTACAAAGATACTTTGGCTCATAGCGTGACAATATCTCCATAGATCGCTACGTCACAGGTAATGCCTGTAGCAGCAGCGTTTACATTGAAATACAGGGCAGGCTCAGTAAACACATTGGCGTTTGCAGCAGCCGACAGGGTAAGGTTTACCCAAGACGAAGTGCTGCTTGCACCACTGATATTTTGAGTATCAGCAACGTCTGTTCCACCTGCTGCCGCAGCGGTATGAACCCCCACGTTAGCAGCAGATGCGTTACCACTGAAATTACTCAAGGTAACTTGACGCACAATGTACTTATTGCCGTCCTGAACGGAAACAACAGTGTCTCCAGCAGTGCCGATAGATTGGCCTTGCAAGAAACCAAGGCGCTTGTACCCAAAACCATCTGGGTATTCACGGCCTACGGCATTTGCGTCCATAGTGTCTCCTTATACGTTACCGAATGTTTCGGGAGCAGCGACTTCGCTGCCAACAATAACATAGGTAGACGTAACAAGTTGGTTGCCAAGGTTAGTAATACGCACGTTTGTACCGTCAGCGATCATAAAACCGCCGGTGTTGTTAGCCAACACGTTAGCAAAGCCAGTACCGGCAGATGAGTTGTTCACCTGAACGGCTACGTTTGCCACTGGATAGAAAACATACGAACCAGCAGCCAACACGGACGATGCTCCAGAAGTCAGGCCGGTAGAGCCTGCAATGAAGTATGCAGCCGTGCTGTTGGCGTTAGCGCTTGCTAACAGGATTTTATTAAGGGCTAATGAAGGCATGTCTATTTCTCCTTTATAGTGTCAGAGAGTTGTAGCCAGTAACCTTCGTCATCGACTTAGGCTTGGTGCTTACCATTTCGGCAATCATCAAGACAGCGCCAACATAACCGATTTGGAAGTTTGGCAGAGTCGATTCAAAGCCAGTAAACGCAAACGATGCCTGCTCATGTATGTACAAGGACAGATAGTTTGTGTTTAAGAGGTACAGAGTACCTTCTGGGCAGTACGGATCAGGATAGATAGGAACGCCAGCAACCATCAAGGCGCGGAAAGCAGCCTGTGGGCCATTGGCATCTGCATCAAACCCGGAACCCGGAGTAATCATGTACTGCTCTTGGCCTACGTAGTCCTGAGCCAGCAATGTCCAAGTACCAAAACCGCAGACACCGAATGTCGGCACTTCTGCACAGTTCTTGACGGTACCAGAGATGTATTGGAGTACGTTCTGACGAGTCGGGTTAACCGAACCAGCAGCGTACTCTTTGGAAGCCCACCACGAATAAGCACTACGGCTAATTCCACCGTAGGTGCCAGACGAGTCAACAGCGATGGGCAAGCCCGTAAACTGCTGAGTATCCGAGGTGTTGGTGTACAGCGAGGTAGCCATAGCATCCATCATCACGTTGGTCGCATCGTTCATGCGAGCCTCAATGAGCGGGATGATAGCGTGATCCTGCTGAACCGCGCCTTCCATGCCGAGGAACGGAACGGGAGCGATCATCAGTTTCAGGGTGAACTCAGCATTGTAAGCGCCCTGCTGCACAGACGGCTGCTGGAAAGAGCCGCTGTAATCAGACCACTGAGCATTTACAAACTGCGCGCCCTGAACGGGAACCGTCACGGAGGACACACCGCCCGTAGCCGTCTGGCTATTGGCAATGAGCGCCGCCATGAGCGGGGTCGAGTTGTAGATTTGCACGACCATCTTGGGGATGAACGCGCGACGAGTAACGTAAGTCAGTTCTGTGAACTGAGCGCTACTCGTAGCGGGAAGAATGCCGCCACCGATTGCCATAGTTTACCTCATCGTTTTCAAAGTGACACTCGTCCCCGTCACACGCTCAAAGACCAATTGGCCTTGGGTTTTTTCGAAGTTCGTTCAGCGCTTCCGCCGCGACTTCACGCGCAGCCCTTACATGATTGCCGCCCATAAACCTTTTCAGGGTATTTTGGGCAGTCTCGTCAATCACATTCCGGCTGAACACCTTTTGGGGCGTAGGCGTTGCCGCCTGACGCATCCAATTGTAGTAGTCTGCGGCGCTTTCATGAGAAGTAATGCCTTTTTCAAGCATGATCTTCTCAATCTCCGCAATCTCGTCTTCTTTCACGCCCTTTTTGCGCAAAAGCGCGGTACGGCGGCGCTCCAGTTCTTCCATCGCTTCTTTTTCACGGAGCTTGCCTTCAAGCTGCTCCATACGGCTTTGAGCCATTTCAAAACGAGAAGCCAGTTCGTCTTTGATGTCGATTTCACCAATCGGCATCTGCGGGCGAACTTTTTTGGTCAAACGAAGCGCAGCTTCCCGAGTTTCCGGGTTTTCGGAAAGTTCGCGCATCAGCAACGCGAGTTCATCGCGAGCTTC